CGCCGGCGACATCTCTTTCGACGGCAACTTGATCGCGAACGATGCGACACAGATCGCCATACAGGCCGATTTTGACGGCCGCGTCCTCTCGCCCTGGACGATTGTACTTCCAGTCGATCCGAACACCGGCGCGACGCGCGGACATTGGGCCTTTACGGCGTTCGTCTCGTCCATCGACTTCGATATGCAGCACGATAAGCAAGCGACCGTCGCGGGAAAGCTCACGATCTCCGGTCCTCGAACCTTCACGCCTGGCGCATAGAAAGGGGGTAGCGAATGGCGGTAACAGCTCTCAGGAAAAGAATCGCTCCCTCCGTCCCGCTCACGCTCACGCTCGACACGGACGGCGGAGGAAAGGTCACGAAGAGTTTCCGGCTCTGCCTCGACTTCAACGCTATTTCGGAGATCGAGGAGCGCACGGGGATCAGCCTGCTTCGCGGCGATATTTGGAAGCACATCACCGCGAACGTCCTGCGGGTCATGCTCTGGGCCTCGGTCCTCGCGCATAATCCCGAGTTCGACACCTTCGACGATGAAGGCAAGCGCACCGAGGATGGTCTCGAAGCGATCGGCTCCTACATGGACGCCGGAAACACGGCGCAGATCGCCGAAGGCCTCTGGCAGGCCTACCTCGCGAGTCTTCCCGAAGAAAAGCGCAAAGCTCTCACCGAAGCGCGCGAGAAGATCGAGGAGAAACCGGAGAGCGCAGGAGACGCCGTCCCTTTGGCGTCACCGCCGGCGCCAGCGGCAACGCCGGCGGCCTCGGATGGCTCGAGCTCTGGAGCGTCGCTCGCTACGACCTCGGCCTCAGCCTAGAGGAGTTCTCTCGCTTGACGCCCGGGCAATTCGAGGCGCTTCTGGATCGCAGCCTCGAGTCTCACCGCCGCGCCATGCTTTGCGCCGGGACGATCGCGGCCGCCGTCTTCAACGCTAATCCGTTCCGCGAAAAGGGATCGGAAGCCGTGAGTCCTCTCGTCTTCGTTCCGGACTATAGAGCGAAGTTCAAAGCCGAGGAGAGACGCGAGCAGCAGCAATCACTCGACGCGCAGATCCGCGAGCTAACGCGCGTGTTGGGATGCGGTCCGGGAAAGCCTAACTGATGAACGAAATCACCGTTAACATTCAAGGCCTCGACGAGCTCGAGGAAGCTCTCAAGACGCTTCCCGAGAAAGCGGCGCGAAACATCATGCGCTCGTCGCTCAAGGAAGCGGCCGGCTTGTGGCGCGAAGAGATGGTCAAGACGGTCCGCCGCGGCTGGCACGTCTGGACGGCTGTCACGATCGGAAAGAAGAGCGCAGCGATTCGCGAACGCTTCGAGCATGTAAAGGAATTCGGAGTCGTGTCGCGGCTGATCGGAATGAAGACGAGTATCAGTCCGGACGGCCTTGCGGGGACGTGTTCGGTAGGTCCGGTCAAGAAAGCATTCTGGGCGCTCTTTATGGAATTCGGAACGGGACACGAAGCGCCGATCCCCTTCGTGCGGCCGGCGTTTGAATCCAGGAAGGACGCCGTCGTCCAGAAGTTCGCCGACTCGTGTCGCGAGAAGCTCAGAGATGCGGGGATTTTGTGAGGCTACTTGACTGTCAACTGGCCGTAAGAGTATTCGGCGACTACTTTCCCCGTTCGGTAGTCGAAAAGGTCAAAATTCATATACCCTTCCTTTCCCGCCATGACCAGGCAGTTAACCGTGTCAGCAAAACCCTGCTTCGCGTCGATCGGGATGGTGTAGAAAGTCGGGCCGACGACGACGTGAGGGGCCGGATCCATCGTAAAGTCGTAGAGCAAGTCAAGCTCATGGGCTTTTTTAAGTTTAGCTCTGCATTCCTCGAATCTTGCGTTTTCCCGGACAGGATCAGACGACGGGACAGCGGCTTGCGTCCGAAAAGCAGGAGCGGGGTTCTCCGGCCGCATGGTCCACGCCAGCAGGACGCACACAGCAAAGCCCCCGATACATATCGCCATCAAAGTTTTTTCTCTTGCTGTTCTCATTTCGCGGCCGTCCTTGCTCTGCGGGGAGGGTCACTCTGCTACCACGGCCAGATGAAGTCAACTCACTACCTGTAGTGGCGTGATCCCGAAGGCCACAAGAGCCGAACAATGGCACAAAACGTCGGAAGCGTAAACGTAACCCTCAACGCGAACACCGCGACCTTCGTCACGGGCATGTCGAAGGCGGCTCTCGCCGCGAAGAACGCTGGCAAAGACATCCGCTCGGCGTTCGATCGCATCGGAGACGTCGCCTCCGTCGCGCTCGCACCATTTGGCGAACTCGGCCTCGTCCTGGGGAACACCTTCCGGAGCATTGGCGACATGGCGCCGGACGTCATAAAGTCGCTCGGGGGTATCTCAGAAGGAACAGCCGCGTTTATCGGCTACGGAGCGGGAGCGGCCGGAGCCGCGGTCGCAGTAGCAGCCGGATTCTCAAAGCTAGCCGTAGAGGGTACGGAGGCGATCGAGCGGCTCGAGATCATCGGACAGAAGACTGGAATCGCGGTCCGCGACCTCCAAACATTTGAATCCGCAGGAATGACGGTCGACGTGTCGCTCGAGGACATGGTCACGGCGATGCGTAAATTCGACCAGGCCATCACCGGATCGAGCAAGCAAGCGGCTCTTGCGAAAGTCGTTCTGCACGAACTCGGCGTTACTGCGAAAGATCCGAAGGAAGCCCTCCTCCAGGTCTCCGATGCTTTTTCTAAAATGCCGGATGGAGTCGTCAAGAGCGCCGAGGCTGTAGCACTGTTCGGACGGTCAGGTCTCCAGATGATTCCGCTACTGAATCAGGGGCGCGAAGGATTCCAGCGAGCAAGCGAAGCCGTCGACATGTTCGGCGCGAAGATCACGAAGGAAGGGATCGAGGCGACGGAGGGATGGAAGTCCGCAACGCGCGATCTTTCGCTCGCTTGGGACAACTTCAAAGTCGGCTTAGTTTCCGGAATCATCCCGGCACTAGCGAAACTCGTCGACTTCCTCGCGATGGCGGTCAAGAACGCCGGCGACCTGGCGTCGAAGCTCTCGAGCAATCCGATCTCGACGATCGGGAAGATCATGGCGACAGCCGGCGAAGCCGCTATTTCTCCGTTCGGAGTTATCGCAGGACTCGCAGGACGTTCGCAGTCGGTTCCGGAGTCTCCTTTCAAGATCCCGACGTCGGATCCGATTCTGGAGGGGCAGAAAGCCGCGCTCCTAAAGCAGCAGCAAGACGCCTACGACAAGATAGCCGCAGGCGGCGCGGCAGCATTCGCTTTAGAAGAAAGAAAGCTCGAGATCCAGGGCGCCGTACTCGGCCAAAGGTTCGCGGAGGCCGAGGCACTCGCGAAACAACTCCCCGCACTCGAGGCAGCCGCGAAGGTCGAGAAAGAGCAGACCTCGGCGGTCGAGGCGCGGCTCGTTGCAAGACTTCACGAAGCAGCGGCGATCAGGGCGCAAAGCGCCGGACGCGAGCTCGGACCTCAGTTCAAACCAGACTTTTTTGAGCATCGCGCGTTCGAGGCAGGGCAGCCGGCTCCGGACGTCAATCAATCGCAGGAACAACTCGACGCGATCAACGAATCGAATCGCAAGGTTTTTACCGGTAGTTTCCAGGAAGGGGCGCAGATCGGACAGGACGCACTAAAATCCTTCTACGACCACTGGAACGAGGAAAACAAAAAAGCGACGGAGCAGATCACAGCCGACTACCAGAAACAGCTAACCGAATTCCAGGGACTTCTCGCGCTCGGCGAGATCAGCGAGAAGCAGTTCGAGGACGTCCGCGTCGCGCTAGCGCAAGAGGCGATGAAGAAGATCCTAAAAGCGCGCGACGAAGAGATCAAGACTTGGGACGAGGAGGCTCTCAAGTGGGGAAGTGTCCAGGACAAATTCCACGCACTGACAAACGAGCTTGTCCTCGACGGTCAAAACATGGGCGGGAAGATCTTCGAGTCGTTTCACAAAGCGATCGACGACCTCTCGACGCAACTCGCGCACTTCGCCGTTACCGGACAAGCCAACTTCAAGCAACTGTTTCAGAGCATGGAAGAGTCGATCGCCAAGGCCGGCTTCCAGAAACTTTTCGGATCGATAGCGCAGGGCATCGGAAACAAGCTCGGCTTTCAGCTTCCGGGAGCGAAGGCGGACGGATCGGCGGCGAATCCCTTCCATGTGATCCCGGTCGGGGGACCGGGCGGCGGAGTCCTCGGAGGAATATTCGGAGGGCATAGCTCGAAAGATCCTCTCGAGGGCGGGGGGATCCCGTTCTCAGGTCACGGGACGACTTTCGAGAGCGGATCAGATCCTATGGCGGGACTAACCTCGGCGATCTCGAAGATCACTTCGAGCCTTACGGACATCCTCGGGAAAGTCGCTTCGACGATCGGATCCGTCTTTTCCTCGATTTTTCGCTCGATCGGCGGAATCTTCGGCGGCGGACTTGCCGAGGGCGGAGATGTGACTCCTGGCCGCGCCTATCTCGTCGGCGAACAGCATCCCGAGTTTTTCATCCCGAAGCAGCCGGGACACGTCGCTCCGAAGCTCTCGCTCGGAGACGGCGCAAGACAGACGGTCGTAAACTTCCACGTTCACGGAGTCTCGGACTTCGACAGTTTCAGAAAGTCGCAGGGACAACTCATGGGCGACTTGCATCGGCAACTGGCGATCGCGCATGGACGAAACTACTAAGGCGGCGAACCGATGGCGTTTCTCGAAGTGGAATTCCCGACGACCATCTCGTATAAGGCCGTCGGCGGTCCGGGATTCTCGACCAACGTAAATCAGGGATTCTCCGGCGGCGAGCAGAGAAACCAAAACTGGAAGTTTCCACGCGGGAAGTGGACTGTCTCTCTCACGAGTCCGGCAGGTACCGACCGCCAGCAGTTTATTGATCTCCTCTACGCTTTCTTCGATAACGCGAAGGGCAAACTAAACGCCTTCCGCCTCAAAGACCACAAGAGCTTCCAGGCAACCGCACAACCCCTCGCACTAAACGCCGACGGAAACGTACAACTCGCGATCACCCGCACGGTCGGCGGCTTCTCTTTCGTCCAGTTCATCTCGAAACCTATAACCGCCGACGTCGTGGACTATAAAGGGAACGCGCTCGGAAACACAGTCCAACTCACCAGCGGCGGCGGCGGAGTCACGGTCGACCACACGACCGGGCTCGTCACGTCGGCCGGTCCAGGGACGCTCGTCGACTTCCAATATCACTATCCCGTAAGGTTCGACACGGACGAGCTCATGATGATGGCCGAGGCTCCGACTAACGACGGTCTCGTCGTCTCTTGGGACTCGATTCCGCTCATCGAAGTTCTCGCTCCAGACTTCTAGAATGAAATACTGCTCCGACGCGCTCGCAGCGCACCTAACGCAAGGCCAAACGACTCTCGCTTATCTCTGGAAAGTGAAGCGGACGGACGGAGTGATCCTCGGCTTCACGACGCACGACGCAGACATCGTCTACGACGCAGCCGGCGACCTCGACGGCGATACCGACGGAGCGATCCGCTACCTGGCGCGCACCGGATGGGCCAACTCAGCCGTGCAATCGAAAGCGGATCTGAGCGTCGATAACATGGAAGTGACAGGCTTCCTCGACTCCGAAGCGATCGACGAAGAGGATCTCCGCGCCGGCCGATACGACGAGTCCGAGATCAGCGTCCGGATCGTGAACTGGAACGATCTCACAATGGGCGGCCTACTCATCCGCTCGGGAACGCTCGGGATCGGGAAGATGGTAAGCGGGATCTTTCACGTCGAGATTCGCGGGCTGGCCTACAAGCTCTCAACCCAACTCGGCTCGACCTACGGTCCGGTATGCCGCGCGACTTTTGGCAGCGGCCTCAACGGAATCGATATGAATTCCCACTGGCTTTGTAAGGTCGACGTCGCGCCTCTGAGGCAGACCGGAATTATAACCGCAGTTCCAGACGGCCGCACGATCACGCCGGGAGGGATCGCCGGCGGCGCCGCAGGATTTTTCGACGACGGGATCGTAACGTTTAACTCTGGCGCTTTGAAGGGCTACTCGCTCGAGATAAAAACGTGGGACGGGACATCGCTCGAGCTCTACCTTCCGATGCCTTTCGCTCCTACTCCTGGCGATGAGATAACAGTCGAGCCGGGATGCGACAAGACACTTCAAAAATGCCAGTTCTACAACAACGTGACCAATCGCCGAGCAGAGGACTTCATCCCCGGCATGGATCAAATTCTAGCGACTCCCGATGCCGGATAGATCCGCCGTCGTCGAGTGCGCGCGCAGCTACCTCGGGACGCCGTACCGCCATCAGGGAAGGCTAAAGGGAATCGGCCTCGACTGCATCGGTCTCGCTCTCTGCGTCGGAGCGGACCTCGGACTCAATGACAGGGAAGGGAAGCCGGTTCACCGCTATATGTACGCCGATTACTCGCGGCAACCGCTCGGCGAAGAATTGCAGGAAGAGTGCGCGCGCCGGCTCGTCGTGAAGTCTTTCTATCCGCCTGCCGATCTTTCCGACGTCCTTCCAGGCGACGTGCTAACGATGAGAGTTCCTTCTGTGATAACGCATCTCGCGATCGTCTCCGAGCTCACTCACGGACTCGGGATGATTCACTCCTATTCCGGAGTACGGAAGATCGTCGTCGAGCACTTGATCGATCAGAAATGGGCGCGGCGGATCGCCGGCGTGTTTTCGTTTCCGGGGGTCGAGTAAGTGGCGAAGATCGCAATTATCGCAGCCGCGGCCGTGGCCGGAGCCGTGATCTCAGTCGCGACCGGAGGTCTCGGAGCCTTCGCCGTCGGCGCTTGGGCGCAAGACATTATCGCTGGCGCGAGCGTCGGGATGTCGATCGGCGGGCTCGTCGCGCAACTCGCTTTCCCGCCGAGATCAAACCTGCAAATGCCTTTGCAGGACTTGCAGGTCTCCTCGAGCGCAGACGGAGCGCCGATTCCTTTCGGCTATGGAGCTTGCAGATTCGGCGGGCAGATCATTTGGTGTCCGAAGATCACCTTCAAGCTCGAGCACGTTAACCCTCCGGGCGGCGGAGGCGGATCAGGCGGAGGCGGATCGAATCAGTATGTGTACTTCGCGGACTTCGCGGTCGCGTTCGGCGAAGGGCCGGCGACGATCAAGAGAATTTGGGGAGACTCGAAACTTATCTATAAAGCGCCGGGATCGGATCCCGGCAACTTCGCGCTCGGCGATATTCCCGACTGGAATGCGACGACGGCCTATGCAGTCGACGACATGGTCGCCTATCCGGGCGTTCGCACGACCGAAAATCCGGACGGCGTCTATGTCTACCAGGCGATTCTCCCTGTGCCGGCAGGGATCACGCCTCCGGGGAATTCTCTCTATTGGGCGCTAGATTCGGAGTTTCCGCCCTGGCGCTCGACTGGCGTCACCTATCTCCCCGGCATGGCCGTCGACTATCGCGGCCAGGTATGGGTCGCTTCTGAGACTCCGATCGAGGATGCTCCGAAGCTCGGCGGCCGATGGAAACCTTTGCAGCAATACTACGGAGTGCCGGCGATGTATCCCGGCGACGAGAATCAACTCCCCGATCCCACGATCCAGGGCGCTCAAGGCGTCGATCTAACTCCGGCATATCGCGGACTCTGCTACGCCGTCTATGAGAGTTTCCCGCTTGCGAACTTTGGAAACAGGATCCCGAACATCCGCGCCGAGGTCGTCTTCGGCTCGTGAGTAAGGCTTTTGCAGCATGGGGAACGCAACTCCTCCGCGGCGACGGAGGGAATCCCGAGAACTTTACGCCGATCGCGGAGATCACCAAGATTCAGCGGAACGGAGCGAAAGCAGATCTCGTCGACGTAACGAACATGGACTCGGGGATCTATCGCGAAAAACTTGTGACGCTTCTCGACGCCGGAGACGTCGTGTTTCAGGGGAACTTCATACCGGAA